TACAGGCAGCAGCAGACGCAAAGGCAGCAGCTAACAGCGAGACTGAATAATGCTCTTTGGCTCTACACCCTTCTCCGTAAATGCCTTTGCCGCTGGTGGTGAAGTACGCAGTATCGCAAATGGTGTAGCAGCCACTAGCAGTACTAATGCTGTCGTTGTAGTAGGTGTAGCTAACCTAAGTCTTACAGGTGTAGAAGCTACAGGTGCAATCAACAGTGTCGTAGTAGATGCTCAGGCTGTCGTAGCTGCTAACTCAGTAGCTGCAACTAGCTCTGTAGGCGACACAACAGTAGTAGCTAAAGCCGTAGTAGTACCACAAGGGGTTGACTCTACAGGCAATATCGGTACAACTACTGTAATAGCAGAAGCTAACGTAGGTATCACTACACCTGTACTAACTATTACTGCAGGATCACCTACTATTATAGCTGAAGCCGTAGTGCTTCCAGTAGGTATAGCGGCTAATAGTGCACTAGGTACACTGACAACACGTACAATCAACCGTATTGAGATTACGTCTGTACCACTAAGCATCTACACAAAACGCCCTGTAGTCGCTACTGTACAGTTTGACTATGAGAGCCTTAAAGATAGCTATGATCGTGATCGTGTTGTTTATGTATCAGCTATAGATCAAAGATATACAATTACAATACCAGCAGACCCAACAAATAGAACTGTCCACATTCAAGCTATGGATACAGACAGAACAGTACGTATTGCAGCGTAAGGAATATTTAAATGTCATACAAGTGGCCTGACAAAGATAAAGATGAACTACTAGACTACAACGTGGATTGGTCACGCTTCTTAGGTGATGATACTATTTCAGGTGTGACTTGGTATATTGATGATGCAGATGGTGTAAAGACTGAAGTAAATGCTGCTGGTGTGGTCAATGGCTTACAGATGGTACAGAAGACTAACACTCTGACTGTTGCTACTATCCGTCTATCTCTGGGTACTAACAACGTGCGCTACAAGGTTACATGTAAGATCACGACTGTTGAAGGTTTGCAGTATGAGCGTAGCATCTACATTCGTGTTAAGGAGAAATAAGAATGGCTTATGATTTTATCGGCCTAGTAAATGACGTTAACCGCCGCCTTAACGAAGTAGAACTTACTACAGTTAACTTTGCAGGAGCACAGGGTTATTATAACCTTACTAAGGACGCTGTTAATGCATCTATTAGACACATCAATCAAGAAGAGTATGAGTGGCCTTGGAACCACGTAGAAGAGACTGAAGTGCTCACCCCCGGTGAAGTTCGCTATAGTATGCCATACGACTCTAAAACCGTTAATATGAACAGCTTCCGCATTAAGCGTGACAACACATTAGGCGTTGGAACTCAGAAGCTTAAAATCATGAATTACGAAGAGTATCTTGACAAACACGCAGACTATGAGTATAACTCTAATGCAAGTAACAGAACTATTCCTACTAATGTAATTCGTGCACCTAGCCGTGAACTTATTTTTATCCCTTCACCAGATAAAGCATACGAGGTAGTCTACGAGTATTACTCTGTTGGCGTTGATATGGTCAAAGCTGCAGATGTACCTGTAATCCCTGAGCAGTATCGTCATATTATTGTAGATGGCGCTATGTACTACGCTTACGTATTTCGTGGTGACTTGCAAGCGGCTACTATTTCACAGAATAAATTTAAAGATGGTATTAAGTTTATGCGGTCCATTAATATTAACCGCACAGAGTACGTTAGAGCTAGCGGCTCATATGTTCTACAAAATGCAAGAGTCAATTCATAATGGCTACAAATTGGCAGACTTTTCCTATTGAGTTTAAGGGTGGCCTTATCTCAAACATGAGTCCTCTACAACAGGGGATTAATGCTATTGGTTCTGCCACCATCTTACAGAACTTTGAACCCGCTCGATCTGGTGGCTACGCTAAACTACGTGGCTACAACAAAGCAGACTCAGCAGAAGTACCGGGTACAGGTCGTGTAATTGGTGTTAAAGTCGTTAACGATGCTGAGTTTATTGCAGCTAGAAGTAATGGCAGTGTAACGGAGTATCACCGTAGTACAGGTGCAGGTTGGACCTCTTTAGGCACAGCCGCTGTGTTAGGCGAGAAAGTACGCTCTGAAGACTTTAACTTTGGTACAGGTAACTTTGTATTTTTTGTAGACGGTGTTAACTACCCAGCGCTTTACGATGATACATTAAACACACTTAGCTTTATATCCTCTAACCCAGACCTAGAGGGTGTAGAGCAAGTAGCTGTATTTAAGAATACTGTATTTTTCTCTAAGGGGTCTAACCTTTACTTTTCGGCCCCTGGTGATGCGCAAGATTATAGCGCAGCTAATGGCGGCGGTGTTATTAACGTTAGCCACACTATCACAGGTCTTATTTCGTTTCGTGACCAGCTTATCATCTTTAGCCGTAACAACATTCAGCGTCTTACTGGCTCTAGTATCTCAGACTTCCAACTAAAAGCTATCACAGAAAGTATTGGCTGTCTTGATCCTGACACTATTCAGGAAGTCGGTGGTGATATTATGTATATGTCACCTGATGGTATCCGACTACTAGGTGCGACAGACCGTATCGGTGACTTTGCACTTGAAGTTGCATCTGATCCTATCGCTGATGACGTGTATAACTTTGCTCAGAGTACATCTAACTTCTGTTCTATTGTTATTCGTGAGAAAGCTCAGTATCGTATCTTTGCTTACACAGAGTCAGAACAAAAGAAAGTTGCACGTGGGCTACTCGTAACTAAGTTCTCAGATCAAGGTACAGGTAATCTAGCTTGGGGTGAGACATCAGGTATTAAAGCTTTTGTAGCTGACTCTAAATACGTATCAAACTACAGTGAAATTATCATCTTTGCTAACGAGGATGGGTACGTATATCAGATGGAACAAGGTGCTGACTTTGATGGGCAACCCATCGAGGCTATCTATGAGTCTCCTTACATGCCAGTGTCAGACCCACAGGTACGTAAAACATTTTATAAATTAACTACGTATATTGACCCACAAGGTTCTTTTGATATTGACCTAGCAGTTAAGTATGATTTTACTCGTCTAAACAACCAGAACCTAATTCAGCCAGCCGCCACTACTATTACGAGTACAGGTACTGCTGTATCCTTCTTTGGTGCTGTTACAGCGATCTTTGGTACATCTACATATGGCGGTGAGCTGGACAAAGTATATCAAAACCAAATTATTGGGTCAGGTAAAACAATAGCTATTCGTATTGAAGATAACTCAACAAACCCACCATTCACACTAGACACGGCTCTGCTAGAATATACGCAGAACGATAGACAATAAGGAAGTAACACATGGCAGGTTACACACGCCAAGATACGGCAAACAACATTGCTAACGGTAACGTTATTGACGCTGACGATCTTGACAGTGAGTTCAACGCTGTCGAAGATGCTTTTCAAGCGTCCTCTGGTCACAACCACGATGGTTCAGCAGGTGAGGGTGCTCCTATCACCAAAGTTGGCCCAGGTCAGGATATCATTGTAGGTACATCTACAGTTCTACCAAAAGCTAATAATATCATTGACTTAGGCTCTAGCGCTGCACAATACAAGGATGGTTACTTTGATGGTACTCTTTATGCTGACACTATCAATGCTGGCGTTAACGGTTATACCACAATCGAAGACAACGAGTATGCTGTATCTTCAGGTAACCTAACATTTGATGTTGCTGGTGATATTGTACTTGATGCTGACGGTGGGGATGTTCAATTACAAGATGGTGGTGTTGACTATGGTAAGCTTACTAATCGTTCTAATCAGCTTTCTATTTATTCTGGTAGTGTGGAGTCATTACGGTTAAACGGCGCTGACGTAGATGCGCTGGGTACGTTTGATGTGACAGGTAACACTACAGTTGGTGGTACTCTTACTGTCACAGGAGATACTTCTATCTCTACAGGTAACCTAACAATTAACACAGGTAATGTTTCTATCGGTGGTACACTAGGTGTCACTGGTACTATTACTGGTACTCTTAGTGGTTCTGTTACAGGTAACGTTACAGGAGATGTGACAGGTACAGTATCAAGCATTAGTAACCACGATACAGGCGATCTAACTGAAGGTAGTAACCTTTACTTTACAGATGCTCGTGCTAGAAACGCTATCTCAGCTACAGGAAGCATTAACTATAACTCTAGCACAGGGGTTATGTCCTTTACACAAGGTAACACAGACACTGTAGCGGAAGGTTCTACTAATTTATATTACACTGATGCACGTGTACAAACCTACATTGGTGGTTCTCGTACTTATGGTGCAATCACTTCCTCTGGTATCACATCCACAGGTAACCTTACAGTACAAGGTAACCTAACTGTATCTGGTACAACTACTACAGTTAACACAGAGACAATCAACTTAGCTGATAACATTATCACACTTAACAGTAATGAAGGTGGCACACCCTCTCAGAATGCTGGTATTGAGATTGAGCGTGGTACATCACCAAACAAAACACTTGTATGGGATGAAGCTAATGATCGCTGGACTATTGGGTCTGAAACATTTGTTGCAGGTACTATTATCGGTAACATTCAAGGTCAGATTACAGGTAACGCAGATACAGCAGATGAACTATCTACAGCCCGTACAATTCAGCTAACAGGTGACGTAACAGGTTCTACGTCTTTTGATGGTAGCCAAAACGTAGCTATATCTTCTACTGTTGCAGCTAACGTTATTGGTGCTAATGAACTTAACGTGGCAGGTACAGGAAGCGCTACACAGTTCCTACGCTCTGATGGTGATGGTTCATTCACATGGGCTACACCTGTAGACACGAATACAGACACAACCTATAGTGCGGGTAATGGTCTAAGCTTATCGGGTACTACTTTCTATATGAGTGGTTCCTACAGTGGTAACTTTACTGCAACGGGTAACATCACTGCTTACTCAGATGAACGTCTAAAGTCTAACATTGAAACTATCTCTGGTGCGTTAGATAAAGTAAATGCTTTACGTGGAGTTAGCTACACTAAAGATGGTGAAGCTTCTATCGGTGTTATCGCACAAGAAGTACAAAAAGTTATTCCAGAAGTAGTTCAAGATAACGAGGAATACTTGTCTGTAGCATATGGCAATCTAGTAGGTGTATTGATCGAGGCAGTGAAAGAACTGTCTGCAGAAGTTGAAGCACTAAAGGCTAAGTAACATGGCATTACAAACATCAGGTACAATTACACTGTTAGATATTCAGAATGAGTTTGGTGGGTCTTCCCCTATCAGTTTATCTGAGTATTATCGTGGTGGTGCATATGTCCCTAATGTTACTGCAAACAATAATATACCTACATCTGGTCAAATCAGCCTATCTAATTTTTATGGTGGTACTAACATACTTTCACCTACAACAGGTACTGCTTATGTTACCAATGGTGCCATAACCTCTGCAGGTACTTCACTAGGTTTAAGTTGGACGTTAAACAATGCAGGTTATTGGGGCTTTGGTGTAACAGGAGTTGTAGCTACCCTTACTATACCAAGTAACTTTACTGGTGGTTTTGTAATTGAGGCAAACATTACACACTACAACTCTGGAGGAAGTCCTGCCATTGAATCTGGTGAAGATAAGGCTGCAGCTATTAGTATTAACTCTTCTACTTACCCCGGATCAAGCGGTACGTACTACCAAGGCTGGGGCGCAACACCTGCATCTGTAACCTACAGTAAAACAGTTACAGGGCTAACTAGCAATGATGTAGTACGTATCTGGAACGGTGGTGACAGGGATTGGCGTAACTTTGGTGCGCTGGGTGAATATTGGTCTAATATCAGTGTTGTAGGTGCATAATGAGCAACATCAACTTGACACCAGAAGAGCTGGAAGCTATGCTTGACCGTGCAGCAAGACGTGGTGCTTGTGAGGCTTTAAAATCTCTTGGCTTGCAGGACGAAGAAGCGCATAAAGATATTGTAGAGATGCGCAGTCTATTGGAAGCTTTCCGTGACACTAAGAAGAGTATTTGGAATACTATAGTAAGAATATCTACAGTAGCACTGCTATCTTTTATAGCTGCGTCTGTGTGGATGCAATTAGGGAATAAATAATTATGGCTAAGGTATTTGCAGGATTTACACCAGATCAGATGGGTAAGATTGTACCTGAAATGCAAGGTATGCAAGCTGATGAGCAAAAGAAGTTCTTAGCGGCTAATCCTGCTGCTGCAGCGCGTGTAGGTAAGATGTATGAAACTGCCCAAAAGCGTGTACAGATGGCACAGGGTGGTTACATGAAGAAGGGCTACTTAGTAGGCGGTATGGCTTCTAGTGTTGTCTCTGGATTAGCAAACTCACCTACTATAAACACACTGGTACAAAAGGCGGCACCAATTAAATCAGACGAAGAACTTAAAGCTGATTATGAAAAAGCGAAAGAGGCTGCAGCTTTACAGCGTAAAAATGGATTTTTAGGTCAGGTTGTTCTCCCTGGCGAAGGTTCTTTTGAAGATTTTAAGAATATGCAAAGTAATCTTGTATCTAGTGCTCCTAACTTAGGTATGTCTGGTGCTTTAGGTAATGTTGTTGGCTTCGGAGAGGCATCAATAAATCCTGTAGGGGAAACTCCGATTGATACAAAAATGTCTAAGCTTCCTGAAGAAAACATTACTAACAGAGATGTAAATACAGGAAATCAAACTACAGCATCTACAACAGAAACAACAAACCCTAGCACTGCAAACACTACCACAACAACAACAGGTGGAGCGGATGCAGCAGGTAAAGCTGTAGCTGATTTAACTAAGACTTTAATCTCTTCACCAGAAAAGATGACAACTAAAGCTGGTGTTGATACTATCTCTGCTGCTGATGAAGCTGCTGGCAAAATAGCTGAAGGTACAGGCACGGCAGGTACTTTATATGCTGCTGGTGAAACAAAAGCACAAGCACAAAAAGACGTAGCAGATGTAACTCCAGCAACTGCAGCTAAGTTTGATCCGCTAGAAGCTTCTGCAGGTGTCGAAGACATCATGAAACGCTTAGAGGCTGCTACAGGTAAGCCACGTGAAGAAGCTCTTGTAGATGCACAGTCTATGGACCCTCAGACGCTATCTCAGCTTGGATTGAGTGTAGCTCAGATACAGCAAGCTCAGCAAGTACAACAGGTTCCTGATCGTAAAGTAGAAGCTGGTGAGATGATCAGCGGTTCTGCTGTTGACATGGGGCGTGTTAAAGCTGAGACTAACTTTGCTGCAGCTACAGGTTCACCATCTACGGATGCTACTGTACAAGGTCAACTTACAGGCTTGATGGAAGACTTTGAAGGTAAGGCACCTCCTGCGTGGGCTGCTGGCGCTATGAGAGCTGCTGCAGCACAGATGGCAGCACGTGGACTGTCAGGCTCATCTATGGCAGGACAAGCTATCATACAAGCTGCTATGGAGTCTGCACTACCCATTGCACAAGCTGATGCAGCTACCTTCCAACGCTTTGAGCTGCAGAACCTGAGTAACAAACAACAAGCCGCTGTATTTGCAGCAGAGCAACGTGCTAAGTTCTTAGGTCTAGAGTTCACACAAGACTTCCAAGCTCGTGTATCTAACGCTGCTAAGATCAGTGACATTGCTAACATGAACTTCACTGCAGACCAGCAGGTAGCTCTTGAGAATGCACGTATGGCACAGTCTGTAGACCTAGCTAACTTAAGTGCTCAGAACGCTAAGATCATGGCAGACGCTGCAGCTATGTCACAGATGGATATGGCTAACTTAAACAACCGTCAACAAGCTGCAGTGCAAAACGCTAAGTCTTTCCTACAGATGGACATGCAGAACTTGTCTAACGAACAACAAACTGCAATGTTTAAGTCTCAGCAACTTACTAATACGTTACTATCTGATACTGCAGCAGATAATGCGGCGGCTCAGTTTAACGCATCTAGTGAGAACCAGACTAATCAGTTCTTTGCTGACCTTAACACTCGTATCCAGACGTTCAACACAGATCAGCAAAACCAGATGCAACGCTTTAATGCGGGTGAGACAAACGCTCTTGCGCAATTTAATGCAACACAAGCAAATATGCGTGAACAGTTTAACGCTACTAACGCTCTTGTGATTGCTCAGGCTAACGCAGCATGGGCGCAGAAGATTACTACTACAGAGAATGCTGCACAGAATGAGGCTAACCGTCAGTTCGCACAAGCTGCAAATCAGATGACTGCGCTGGGTTATAACGCTATCATTCAGCAGTATCGTGACCGTATCAGCTACGCATGGCAGACAGCAAACAATGACGCAGATCGAGCAACAAGTATTGCGACTTCTAAGATTGGTGCAGACGCAACTAAGTACGCTGCTGACGCAGCCGCTGCAGCAAAATCAAGCGAAGCTGCTGCTTCTAAGTCTAGCTCTTTCTGGGAGTCTGTGGGTAATATCGCAGCAGCCGTTCTTTCATAAGGTAATTACTATGGCAACTTTTGACATCAATAAGTATATTAGAGAACAAGGCAGTCAAGAGCCTGTAGGTTCTATTATGAGTCCTGATACAGCAGAGCCTAGCGATAAAATTACGGACTTCTACAAACGTTTCTCTCAGAGTATCTACAATGCATTTGAGGACAAGGAACGCTTTAACCAAACGTTTGGCCCTAAAGCTGTACCTAAGCAAAACGTAGATTGGGATGAAGTACGTCGCTATACACGTGATGCTGATATGAGGGATGCTATTGAGGGTTCTATCTCTGAGGCGCTGGGCATTCTGCAAGAGCCTACTCCTGAGCCACAAGGCGTGACACTTGTAGATGTTACAGACACAGAGGAAGGTAAGCTGTCTAATCCGCAGCCTTTGTATGATCTAGCGGAGTCTATTGATCCCGGTACTATTGAGACAGAAGAGCTTACCCCTACAAGTTCGGGCCTTATGTCGCCTCAATTAGATCAAAAAGGTAAAGACCCTGCAACTACAACAATAAAAGCTGATGACTATTTAAGAAATAAAAACTTCATTACAGAGGATGATACTCTTTCTACATCTGCGGCTATTTCAGGTACAAACTTTAAAAACAGAAACACTGCAATAGAGACTATAGGAAGCTCTTTAGAAAACGCTTATAGCTCTCCTACTACAGCCCAAGCAATTAAGACAACTATAGAAAGCGAAAGTGGCTCAGGTTTATTAGAAAAAACAAACTATTCTAAATCAGTAGCTATATCTGTTTTGGGCGGTGGAGATTCAGATAGAATTGCCAGAATAAACGCTTTATATGGTGATAGAGATAGGCTTACTCCCGAAGAACAAGAGCAGTTATTCAACATAGCATACGGTGGTCGTATGGGTAACGCAGCTAACGAAGGGTACAAATACAGGGGCAGAGGTCTGATCCAAATCACAGGCAAAAACAACTATCGTGCAGTAGGCGAAGCTTTAGGTATTGGTGATGCGTTAGTAGATAATCCAGACTTATTGTTAGAAAACCCTTCATTAATGTTAGCTGCAACAGACGCATATCTGACTGTTGTAAAAGGAATGAACCCTGATGAAGCATTAACGGCAAACGGCCTAAAAGATTTAATAGGACATTCAGGAGATGCTCCTAGAGGCTTTAACGGTACAGGCTCCGCTTATGAAGCGATGCAGCGCTGGAACGAAGTTATAGAATCACTAGAAGCTGCAGGTAAGCAAGACGAAGCAAACGAAGCACGTTTGAATAATGAGTTTGCAGCGCAGCAGCGTGTTGGAGTAAAGATTGATGGCGATATCGGGCCAAACAGCATCCGTAAGATGACAGAATTCTTACGTAGAAACAATGTACAGATACCTGAAGGAGCTTCCGCTATTGAGTTGGTTCGACTTGTTAATGGAGTTGCTTCATAATGGGCGGTATACCCCTAGAACTACTGACAATGCTATTCTCTACCGTGTTAGGTGGAGTGATGTCTATCTGGGGGCAAAGCATTAAGGCACGTGAAGCTAATAATAAGATGCTCATGGAGCGAGCTAACTTTCGCGCTGAGCAGGTAAACACAGCAAGAGAGCATGGGAAGACCGATACACATTTTGCTTGGACAAGAAGACTCATAGCACTCTCTGCTGTGTTCGCTATTATTGTGTTGCCAAAGCTTGTAGCCGTATGGTATCCTGAAGTACCCGTATATGTAGGCTATACAGAGGCCACAGGCGGGTTTCTAAACTGGCTATTCGGTCCAGCAGAAACTATCAAATGGCAGTATGCACAAGGCTTTGTAATTACACCCCTAGACACACACATTGTATCAGCCATCGTAGGTCTATACTTCGGTGCAGGATTTACTAAGTAGGATATAACATGAAAGAAGTTAATTTATTTGAAGGTCCAATACCGGGACAATCGTTAACTGATTTACCTAAGAACTCGCCTTGGGAGAACCCTCCTGAGATTAACGAGCTAGAGGAAGCAGTAAAGTATTACATTGAAAAGCTTAGTAAGCCTGAAGTGCTAGACGATATCGCACTTGTATTTGAACTAGGTGCTAACGTTGAAGACTTTGTAGAAGTCATTACGACTATGGGTACCATGAAAGGTATTCACAGCGTAGACCTACAGATGCTTACAGCTCCTATGGTTGAGACTTATCTAAAGGGTGTACTAACGTTCTACGATATTGATGCACCAGAGAATGTACTAGATGGTTCTGGTGTAGAGACAGAGCGTGAAAAGATGCGCATGAAAGCAGTCTTTGATGATGCTATCTCTAAGAGTAAAGCTAAAGGTGCCGACGAAGGTACTGAGCTTCTAGAGACACTAGCGGAAACAACAGAGGGCATGGCAGATGAACCTCTACAAGAAGAAGCAGACATTGCAGAACCTGAAGTAACACCGTCACAAGGTTTAATGTCTAGGGAGATGATGTAATGGCTGGAATGGACGTACAAGCTTTTCTTACGGGTTTCTTTGAGACAACCGCTGAGAATATCAAAAAGCGTAAAGAGAAAGCTGAAGATGAGATAGATTATTTCAAGCGTAATCGTGATGCTTACATCGAGGCTGCAGAGCAACGCAAGCAGCTACGTGATAATGCTGGCATACTAGTTACACGTTTGAAAAACTACGGCGTTACAGATGAGATGATTGCGGCTGCTGCTGCAGAGGGTCCAACAGGTTTGACTGACCTGTCACGTACTCTGTCTACTGCTGTTAATAAGCAAGGCTTAAAGTTCGTACAAGACAATCTTGGCATGTATGTTGATGCTACCATAGATAAGACTGCCTTTGGTGAGAACATGGATATCAACACTATCCTAGACCAAGCTTACGGTATTGGCTCTTATCAAGCAGGTGACTACAAGCCTACAAAAGAGTATGGCTTCTTTGATAAGCTGTTTGGTAAGAATGCTATGGATGAGGCTTATGCAGAGCTAGATCAAGAGCCTCTGTATGATGGTATGTCTCTGTATGATCTACGTCAGTACTCGCAAGGTAAGGCATATAAAGATGTAGGTGGTGACTCTTACATTACGTATAAGTCTCCTCTTGTGTTTAGCCCTGACGATGTAAGCGGTGAGGTTATTGAGCTTAACCGTATCAAGAACACTGTAGAGTCTAACGAAGATTACATCCAAGCTGAAGCTGATGTTAAGCAAGCGCGTAAAGACATAGAGAAGTATGACGCTTTCAAAGACAGTGATGACCCTGCTAACAAAGCTCTCTATGACAATGCTGTTAAGGCACTAGAGCTAGCACAAAACAGAAAGTCTGATCTGTTGAGTCAGTTCCTTGATCCTTACTTAGAAGGGCGCATTGGTACCTACACAGGTGATACTTACATGATGCGTATGGGAACATCTATTGATAGCTTGTTTGGTGTCCCTGGATACTCTGAGAAGTTCTCACTAACAGATGAGCCTTTAACCGCTGCAACTGATGAGCAAGCAATCTCTGCTGCTGTTTCTGATGCAAGTAAATCGTTACCTAAACCAGAACCTAAAGAGCCTGTTTACTCTGACAACCCTGTCATAGCTAAGCTACAAAAAGGTATAGCTGATCCAGCGATTGACTTTATCGTGACTAATGAAGGTCTACAGCTTGTGTACAACGGTAAAGACGGTTCTAAGACATACTCAGTAGAACAGACAAAAGCGTTCTTTGAAAAGAATAAAGCTTCGTTTGGTGATCTAAGTTACGCTTCCGTATATAAAGCCCTAGATGAGGAAGGTATAGGTCAACACGGTTTGAGCTGGTGGGAGAAAGGTTTCACTCCTGGTGCTAACGAAAAAGGTGTACCAGACATCACCGTTGAAGAACCTAATGCACAAGAGGAAGAACCTAAGAATGCAGACGGTTTGAGCTGGTGGGAGAAAGGCTTTACTGTAGGTGCTAATGAGCCTGTCGTATCAGAGCCTACTGAGGAAGATAAACCTGCTACTATGGACATTACTGAAGGTCCAGTTGTAGAGGACATGACACGTGAGAATGCCCCAGCCGACATCAAAGCAGACTACAAAGAATGGCTTGAGGATAATGACGTAGAAGATTCCCCAGAAGCATTTAAGCAATTCATTGAAGAAGAACTACCTATCGTAGAAGGTTAATATAATGGACCCTTTGTCTATCGAAGAATTTGAGCGCCAGTTTATTACAGGCGACACTAAGGACAAGGCTGCACCAGAGATAACACAAACCCGTGATGCTCTGCGTTCTGAGCCTATGTCTGTTGAGGACTTTGAGAAAAACTTTATAGAGCCTGATGATGACGATCAAACTAACTACGGCTTAGAAGGTCCACTTAAAAAGTCTGACCTACGTAAAGGGCGTAACGCCAGAGACATCCGTGCTTACATGGTTTCTCGCTTTGGTAAGCGTTATCGCATTGGTGGTAAGAAGGATGACAACGATGTTGTAGAAGACTTCTTTGATCATATGAGAGCCTTTAACACAAACACCGTAAGCACTGTCACTGAAGCACGTTTCATGAGTAAGGCTAGTGATGCAGATAAAGCTGCAGCTAAACGTGCGTATGAGCTGTATGATGCTACAGGTAATGTGTTTGTAAACGATGGTGTGTGGGGCGCTGTAGATGGCGTAAAAGATTACATTGTAAATATCGCTACAGACCCGTCAAACTATTTAGGCGCACTGACAGGTGGTGTAGCCCGTGCTAGCGCATTTGGTGTAGGGCAGGGCGCTAAAGCTACTGTACGCGCATCTATCGCTAAGGCTACGAATGAAGCCCTAAAGAAGGGTGCTTCACGTGAGGCAGCTAAGAAAGCAGGGAAAGAAGCAGGAGAGGCTGCACTAGACAAAGCAGTTAAGTCTGGTGTGCAGGGGCCACAGGCAAGAGCTTTCTCTAAGAAGGTAGCCCAGCGCGAGTATGACCTTGCTATGCGTCGTGCTCGATTAGAGGCACGTAAGGGTGTTACCGATAAGATCAAGAAAGACGCTATGCGTAAGTCTCTGTACTACACAGGCTTTACGGATGCAGGTATTGCTGCACTACAAGATGCACAGATTCAGGGCGTTTATATGGACGCTGAAGCACAGCAAGAGTATAGCTACTTACAGACAGGTCTAAGCTCTTTGCTTGGCGGTGTAGGCGTAGGTGTGCAGTTGCTAGGTATGAAAAGCCCTATCAAGTCTGGTTTTGAGGATGCACGTATTGAGTCTGAGATCATGGGGCTACGTGAACGTCGTGCTATCAAAGACCCAGCTAACTTCGCTAAACTTCTAGATGATGATGGTAAGAAAGAGATTACTGATGACATCATTAAGAACGTTAAAGAGTGGCGGCAGAAGGTAGACGCAGGGCGCGATCAGTTTGGCTTAGCTGCTGCTACAGACTTAACTGTGTATAAGCGTATCATCCTAGGCTCTACAGGTAAGGGTGACACAGATGGTCT